CTACGATGTAGGAACGAATTCCCACACCCCCTATTCGGGTTCCACTCACTAACAACGGTTTGCCTCCGATGAGCTCGCCTACCAGATTATCAATCTCTCGCGAGGTGGCATTCAGCCACAGCAGTCTGATTACAAACCCAGGGCGACAACCTGGGTGGTGCAGCGGCCTGCAAAGAGGTAGTCCCAACGGGAGCCGCAATCTACCGGGAAGATATCTACATCTTGACCCCCCGGCCACACTACTGCCCTAGTGGTGGTAATCCATAGTCTTTCTCAAGAATGGCGTCCGTTGCATCGGAATGCAACATGTCACCAATCTGTGCAGATGATACCATCCAATAGAGCTCCTCCAACTGTGCTGGCTCCAAGCGATAGCGCCTTGCGACGCTATGCTCCGAAACCAGCTCATTATCTAGATGAGCTGTAGTGTGACTCACAACATACCCCATATCCACACGTGGACCTCTCCCTACATTCGGGGGCCACCTGTCCTTGAGTGCTCGCAAGAGGCCAGTGTTGCCGGCGTGTGCCAACCCACTGACCCAGGCTGCGTTATGCTTCGCAATCCTCGCTAACAATGGACCTGAACCGGCATAATCTCCATCGGTACGGCCCATTGAGCGCAATATCACTCCAAGGTTTAGGATCGCCCGCACACCCCCATTGAGGAGGCGCGCAGGCGAGTGCTTCAAGAACTGCAGGTCCTCGAAATTCTCACACCACTCCGCTGTAACCTTCCACCCGCACCCCTCAAGAGACTTAGAGACTCTATGACGGTTGGTGGCACGGCTCTGCAGCGGATCGTGTGCAAGCATTACCTGCAGCATGATAGCGAATGAAGCACTATTGTTAAGTATAGTCGTGAGGAGAGACCCTGAATACTCAAAGATCTCACGTGGGCGCATCAACAGCCTTCCGCGCCCACAGCCCAGGGATATCGGGCTCTGACACTGTTTGATCAACACCTGTAACAAGTGTCGATAGCTCTCCGGAACCAGCGGTAACAGTGAATGAAAAACCGCTGGGCCATTGGAGCTGTCACAAGACGTGATATCGAGGTTAACCCACAACATCCCATCATTGCAACGGAGGGAGACCGAAGCATCATCCGAATACACCAATCCACGTGTGTCCGACTCCATATACGCAAAGTGCTCAGAGAGCACCTGCACATCTGGATGTCCAACAAACCACGTCTCTTTCTCGCGCACGATCATGGGCTCTTCCACCCATGCTGCCTTCACCAGGTTAACAAGCCACCCACACATGAGTGACGCTAGGGGCCCGAAGTCAACTGTAACTCGGTTGACCTTTCCGGCGCCTGGCTTCGCCACCTCGTGCTTATTCTTACACACCACCCAACGAGCGAGGAGTCCTCGCTCGCCGAGTAGGTAAGCACTGCTGGTGTCTCTGGTGATGCCGAGGTTTTGCGCTGCCACCCAAGCTCTCCTGCGTAGAGCGCGCTTAGGGTGCGGTGCATCAGATTCACGGTGATTAAGGTCGCTCCAATGGCCCTGAGGTGCAGAAACCCCCACCTTATCAGCAACACGCTTGCGCATGTGGCATAATATAGGATGGTCGAGCCTGCCAGGCTGCAAGGTATGACAATCGACCACCCCCACCTTATCGTGGAATAGTCGAGTAGCACCGTGCCGCATAGTGCCAGGAGCATCAGCATGACCGATAAGTTCAGACCGGACACTAGGGCCCCCAACAGTCCAATACCTATAGCGAGGTTCAAGCCGTGGTCGCCTGTGAACCGGTGCAGTGAAGTCACCAGTTTTGAGCGCGCTTCCCTCCTGCGTTGATCCCTTCGAATAGTCCGTTGTCCACGTAGCGAACCGCCACATCCTTGACCACGCACTCGAAACGAAAAGGAACAGTAGGTATATGGTGAGGGCCATGAAGTTTAAATGACCACTAGGCATAGCAGTTGCGTCGACAACATGAATGTCGTCACTGGCTCGCAACATAGCAGCCCTCTGGTTGACCAGTTGCGCGTACAGCTCCTCCATCTCCTGCATCTCTTCCCGGGTGAACCGAGTTAGAAATTTAGGGTCACGGAAAAACTTATACCGCACACTGCCGGGCAACTGCCGTGAAGCAGTTGACCCAGCGGCTTCCTTGATGAGCTCGTGAAGAACATCACCATGGACACTGACCTCCCGATAGGACCGGTAGCCAGCGCGCCACATCAGCGCCTCGGATCGCTCCCCCCAGGGATTGACCCACTGATACGAAGCGGCTTCAGGTGGAAACCACTCCTTGGCGTAATGACGCATACGCACTAACGTGGCAGTCTTGAGCATCCACACACCTTCCACATCCATGTACTTATGGGCCTGGTCGGGCGGTGGTGGTTCAGGACGATCGCTGGCTGCTTGAGCCTCGGCCAACTCCCTCTTTCTTTCTCCTATCTTCTGCGACAAGCGACAGAATCTGGCTTGGAGAACAAGTCTTCGGACAATCCCCACCAGAACCTGCTCTGGCGCAGACAGCTCGTCCCCGAACTGTCCGCGCGCAGCCCGGATTTTCTCCTTGCACTGAGCAAGGCGCATCCGGAACATACTAGATAGACCGGTGCTGTCCCAGTCGATCGAACGTGCAGGCGATGGATCGCCACTTTGTGTGGATGGGGCCGACCGAAAACCGGCCCCGCCCACATGAATCTCATGTGGGCACACATCCATATTGTTTGGGCCTAAACCGCGCTGGCCCAGGCAGTGCATAAGGCTAGAGAGATATGTTTCTCGTAGCCATGCATGGTGTGGAAGGACACGCTGAATGTCCTTCCAGCTCAATATCTGCCTAGGGTCACGGTACTCTCGTACCGTGACCCGGTGAGTGATGGGCGCGGCCCCACTCTGCCGCTGCCACACGCCACCAACAAACACCCACCGACGAGGGCGAGCACTTGGTGGTGGTGTGGGTGGAGTTTGGGGGGCAATGGGTGGAGGGGCTGCTGGAACTGTGCTGGCTAGCACAGCGCCACCTCCTAACCCTGACGCTGACATCGCTTGCGCTAATGTCGGCGCTGGTCCAGTCCGTCCAGTCTTGGGCACATACCTGCATCCCTGGACATTCTTGCTTGACCGGCCCCCACCCTTCTTGACGTCATCACTCTCCGTCACCTCACCGTGCGAACTCCCCAACTGCGAATCCCTTGGGGAGGAAGTTCTCCGCACAGGAGACGGGTGTGGTGTAGCGATACGGCACCCGTACTGTCGCACGAGTACCGGCGGTGACAATACCAACACCCCGGGCGACCTAGTGATAGGCCGCAAGAACGTGGTAGCCTCGCGCCGCGCACGGAATCGCTCCATGCGGCGCAAGGCCACCTCGTGTCTGAGCTCTATAAACACACTACGTCTCAAGTGATATGATACAGCTCGAAGCGCCCGCTGACGCGAGCGCCTGTGACGGACCTCGATTGCAAGTTCGCATTCGAAGGCCCAAAATGGTACAATATTATACATGTACATCTCAAATTCGCCGTCCCCAACAACGTAACGCATCTCTTGGTGTTGAAACATGTTAAGTCGTGTTAGTGGACACTGAATGGCGCTCTCGTAATCAAGAGCACCAGCCAGTGACCACCCTACGGGTTTTAAGCCCCCGTGGGCGGTGACCAACTGGTGCACACACACCTTGAGCCAACCCGAGCGTTACCAAGGGCGGCGCGACAGTGTGAGTGACTAGCCCAGGTCAGAAAACTCCTTTTCCAGGCGTATCGGTGCTTCAACAACAACCGGAAGATGTGGGTCTGATAGCGTACGCAGATGCTTCTTGCGTACCCACACTCCTGATTTCTATGTATCCACAACTCCCACGCCCCTGAAGTCTGTTTGTGCAACCCGAGGGAATGGTGTAGTCCCTCACGGCAGCCAAGGCCGCACAAAACAGAAGAAGAGTTCCAACCCAGTGTGTCCATGTAAAGTAGTTTGGTTAGTGAGCGGATACATCCATCCGCGGCCCGCAGGCATTCGTCCTCCCCGGTACATTGGCGCGCCCCGTTATCCAGCCAGCGCGTCGACCATTGTATATGCCATGGTTATGCTAACCACAGTGCTCCATCACCACGTGCCCTGTAAAGCATAAGCACGTGGTGGGGGGTTTATGCTAGCCCCTGTGTAAACCAATACGGACCACTATAAAGCATAGGTCCGTACGTAGCTAGCCTACCATGCCGCAACACCGGCAGGCGCGTTTGCCATGACTTCAGCCGTGATGTCACAAGTGGTGGAGCCCCCCAAGGGTCCCGTGTTTGTAGCATTGGCCGTGATCGTAGGCGCAGTAGCATTGGTGATCTGGACATAATAGTCCAAGATGAGCGATGCCGAGGACGTCCCAACAGTGGGGGCGACTTCAGTATGTGTTGAATTGTTGTTCAAAGCGTTGTAGTTCTGGCACCCAGATAGGGTAAATGCTCCGATGCCCGAGACACCAGCTGTACCGGACCAATAAAACGTCAGGTGAACAACATCACCAATGGCCAGGTTTGTTCCCAATGACACAACAGTGGCAGTGGAGGAGAACCCTGACAAAACTCCACTCGAAAAGTTCGTGGTGGATTGTGTATTCCCGAATAGATTAGTCGTGCTAACATTACCCCGCGTGAGGCGGGCCGCCCCTGGACGGGACGTGTTCAGGCACGGACGATCCAGACACACATCATAGGTCACCCATAGCTCCCCAACCACGGAACTAACCGGGTAAGAGGAGCCAGGGGCCAGAGCGAGCTGGAATGTCCCCATGTCGGTAGACGTGAGCGGAGCTGTCGTTGTACCAGAGCGAACGTAATACGCCGTCTGGGTATTTGACTGCTTGGCGCACTCAACGCCGTACATGAGGGACTTGTCAATCCGGTTTGAAACAGCCTCAGCCGAATTCTCCATCGCAAACTTGGAGGCGTACGGTGAGCTGATGGGGTTATACTCCATGCTGGCTATGACACTTCCGAGCGCCGAAGAAGAGAGATACGGTGAGGCGGTGGAGATGAACTCATACACCAATCCGGCGAACTGGTACTCCTCGTAATTGAGGGCGAGTTGGGATAAGAAAGGGAACGATGCTCGTAGGCCAGGATTGATAGCATAGGAGTAATTCACAAAACCCCCTGCAGTACTGGATGTGAAGACGTCTCCGAGAAACTCCCTATGCTTAATCCGGATGCACGACATACTGCCACGAGCCCCGAAGGACATGGCAGGTTCGGCTCCTTTAGGATTGATGAGGGAGTTCACATTGACATTGTTGGTCGCATAATCACCTGACCCGATCAAGCGAGATATCCGCCTAGCAAGGTGAACACCAGCGGCGGAGCCGATAGGACCCATGGTCCCACCAACAGCCGCACCGGCATTGATCAGCAAGCGTTTTACCTCCTTGTTATCTTTGACCAGGGGTGCGAGCGCAGTCTTCAGCGACGCTCCGATGTTCTTGATCCCACCCTTGAGGCCGCTCATGCCGTAGGCACCGCTACCCACAAGGGTCCGTGTGGCCGCTCTTTGCGCGGCGGCCCTGCGCTTCTGTGCTTTAGTCTTAGTAAGTGCATTTCTCGGCGGAAGGTCCACTCAAACCGCTCCACCATAGATGCTTGGACTCACCTGCATAAGTGTCCCTTGTCACAGCATCGGCAACCTGGGGTTTTGAGTACCCAGATGTTCATCACACTCCTCACCACCCAAGATCATCGCATTGTGCAATGGGTGGCCGTGCGTGTGCCAGATCATCCCCCCGTGACCCACAGACGGGGGACTCTTGGTCGCCACTTACTGCCAAAGCAGGGCTTAATAAGGTAGCCACACCCGCCGTACACATGTGACGTGTGTGCAGCATTGACGCCCACCATGCAAGCGACGCCACTAATGTATCTACCATCTTACAGGTCTGATACTTTGGGTCAGGGGGTCCTCATCCTGAGACGCGCCCTTCATCCCCGAGCCATAAGCCTATGTTTCAGCAACACGCCTGGCTTGAAAAGACAAACACACATCTCAGTAACTAGGGCAACCTGTGGCACACCAGAGCATAGCGCCAAAGGTTGGCTGGCAGGATTCGCGCAACATCATAATGTTGCACTATCCCAGCGACAGCCACCTGCTTCGTGCAAGATGATGGTCACAGACCCCACATATGAG